CCAACGATACCCAAAAGGGCATCTGGGGTCCACTTGTCCATCAAGGAAACTACTTGTGCGTCCTGAATGTACCAATAACGTTCCAGCGTATACTTTAGGCGATTTCTCAATGCCCAAAGTTCCGCGCAGTTCGTTACAGGCTTATCCAGGATCACCGGTCTGATGGGATGTCCATCGAGCCAGTCGGCTCCGCATGACTCTCTCACTGGTCCTTTAAAGAAGGATTTCGTGAGATTGACTTCGAAGCCAACCTTCCTTAGGAACAAGACAACCGCACTCGCAATCTCGGTTCTGACAATCAAGTCATCACCGTACACTGCGAAATGCTGGTATCGAGACTCCCCTAGGAAATGCTTACTCACACCGTATATAACAGATGTGAAGATAAGCGACTCGAGAGCGAAGGTAAACCCATTCCCCATGGAAGATATCTTACTATACGTAAGAATTTTGTCCTCAAAGTCCCCGAACGGAGACCTAAGGGCCATGAGGTAGGAATACCAATAGGGCGGCAAGAGATAATGACACAACTCAATTGAGACTGTGTCGCTTGCCGACGCAAGATCGATGGTAGCAAAGCTATCATCAATCGAGCCTATTCTAGCCAACTCCTGGTTTTTCTCCTGCCCGTAGTCTAGGTCCACACCGAAGAGTTTTAGATTTCTTCGGATAAGGCCATCGACCCCGAGTTGGAGGAGCAGGTTCATTGTTGGTTCGATCGCGATAGTACGTTCAGTACGAACGTCCTTAGGTACGAAAGTTACGGAATTAGTGTTTTCAACATTAAAGACGTTAACCCAAAACGTATCCCAGTCGAGTATATAGTGGTATGGAATTTCCATAACCTTTCTATAGTCGTCTTCTAGGGCTCCGAGCCAGCGCTCGTCTTGTTGAATAAACTTAATTGCATAGGGGAGTGCAGCTTTAGATACGTCATACGGCCAGTTGGAAAACTTATGATAAGTCCCAACAAAACCATTTGAGGTACTCAGGGTTGCACCCGGACCATGCCTACAATCTTTACTAACGATATCCCAGTTCGGTATTTGGCCCAGTACGCGAGAAATAAATCCTCGTGCATAGGTCATAACCGCTAGGGTGTCAGGTTCCGAAGCTCTACGTAATTGTGGAATGAGAATCTCATTACACTTTCTGCATTGCTCTTCTGCTGCCAGAAACTTTTCAATGGCAGTCCTCCGGCGATCGAAACAATCGTCGTCGAAGGGGAACTTTTTTAACAAAGCGGATATCTGATACTTGGCTCGGATTTCGGCCAAGTTACCAGAGCTAAGGTTAATACTCTGTAAACCCCACTCCTGCGAGAGATTAATTAATGCAACTACGTCGCGGTTTCTTACGATTCCACGAACAAGCTGCACATCTCTCCCCTGTAGGTACCCTTGTAGGTCTTGCAATAGAGCACTAAGAACTTCCCATGTAAAATCATTGGGAAGCCTTGGGCCGGGAATATTACTTACCCGACCAGTACTCTTGCGCCTGTCCACGACGCCAATTCTCCATAGTCGTCTTCAAACACGTACGACTTAGACCACTCCAGTTGATACCGAGTGGTCGGTCGTTATGATGAAGATGATAGACGTGCACCTGAGTAAGGAATGATTCCATAATAGCGGGTTCAATGCTACTATAGAAAAACGCTGAAGCATGCCGCTCCTTTTTAATAAAGGAACGAACAGCCCAGACGAAATTTCCATACTCGGATCTCCACAGTGCATTTCGAACGATGGTATCCATGTTGTCTCCGTTTTGCAAGAGGAGCCTTTCGAGCTCCAATGCAAAAGGAAATACATGTGTCCCTAGTTCTAGATACACTATGGATTTTTTCTTCCCCGTTCGCAGGGAAGGTCCGTCGAGACTGTCTTTCCAGACAGTTTCTCCGACGTACCATTCTGATGCGAACGCTTGGAAGCGCCCGTCCGAGGTGGTAAGGAGGTTTAAAGCGCCTCCACAACCAGAATATCGTGTTTTTAATGAACATGATGCCTCTCTATGGGAAACTAGATATTTGTGCGACATTTATGTGTCCTCCAATTTTAGTTTCTGGTATGATTCCACACCAGAGTAAAAGGTGAATTAAACCTGACCCTGGTCGTGGATCTTATCCATGATAGTGTCGTTGTCGCGTAAAGCGACCATGTATTGCCTCATCTCAGTTTTCTGAGCTGAAGTCATTCCAACAGGGAATGAATCAATGCATTCGGTTGTGGCAACAACATCAATATTGTTACCATCAACTCCGAGTACAGTAAAAGTTCTCGCATACTTCTGCGAGGACCTTTGTGTACCCTTAAAATTGCCATTGACTTTTGCGGGAACGCGAGTAAATGCCAGTGTTTCTTTGGCATCTACGGTATGAAGATCACCGTAGTATAAACTCTTGTTCGGGGCTACAGCGCCACCATCACGAGTGAAAACCTCGTTAGCGGCGTTGTTATCATTAGCCTTATCCACGCTAAGTGTTAAAGTAAGATCGAGCATGTCTGCTCCTCCTTGTACTAAGTAGAAATTAATCGTCAAACCAGGCATATCCATAATTGGTTTTGGCAGGGCTTTTAACACCCTTCCTATTAAACCAAGCATTGTATAGCCCAGTAGCGATTATTCCTAAGTCTAAAAGTTTCAGTTTATTCAGTTTTAGATTGAAACTAGGTAAAACTGGTCGATCGGGGTTAGGTACACGGTATTTAGACCGAATGACCTTAGAGTATGAACCACTACGGTTATAAAAGTTTGTATAATTATAACCAGTGGCTAAACTCGTACTCGTCTCGATAGTTACTGACAGGATAGTTGTATCATCTACAACATACCACGAAGCTAGCGTTTCGAGTCCGATTTTTGGACTCCATGCGCTTACCAACTTGCCTACCTGGAAAAACCAGTCTACAATAAAGCTAAAAGGGATTAATTCCCAAGCAGTCTGTAGAATGTCAGCGGTACCGAAGCGTTCCAATGCTCCGAACCGTTTAACAAAGGCAAGAACACCAGACCTTACCTCCAAGCTTCGATTAGCTTGTGCGGTACCCGTCAAACTATAGTCATTAGCCACCGTCCGAGCATCAAAGTTCGGAGTAGTGACAATGGCCAAGTCTGCCTTAAAGGCTCGAAATGTTGAATAGCGTAACGGCGCTTTATCGGCAACTGCCTCAAGCGTATTACGCACTTCATACATTAACGGCCGTAGGGCATACCGAGCTTCCATATACCTCTGAGCTAACTCTTTAGGGTTAAGTTCACCCTTCAGAGCCTTAACATCGAACTTCTTAAGCGCACGGAATATTTTCCATGCACGACGAAATATCGATATAAGGAACTCCAAGGTTTTGGACATCTCGGCTGCAGTAGCAAGGGCCAAGGTATCTGTTAAAGATACTTTTGACCAGGCTTCCGTTATAGCTTCTGCTATAATAGAGTCATCTATTGCAGGGACAGCGGGGTAGTTCCACGCGCTTGAGGCATCAGAATCGCCACAGCGCACGGTACCAAGGTTTTGTGATCCGGAATAGTAGTAATTGGGAGACGTTCCATAGCGATTAATTCGCCTAACATGGAAGTTCCCAACACCACGATTAAAGGAAGTTGAGGTATACTCCATTGGGTTCACAGTTGCGATCCCATGGCGTTGCCATCTTTTCCTCCATTCCGGGTCCTCGACGTCGTACATTGTTTCTAACTCATTGTTGATAAAAGAACCGCCTTCGTTGACGGTACTTGTTATCCTCCAAGGGTCAGAAACAGTTCCTGAATAATACGTCTTAACTGACGCGTCACTCAGGGAAGCACCCAGTTGGGTGTTATTCTGACGATATCGGGTGTAGACTTCTTCTGGAAATACCATATCGACCTCACTATGAGGCACGTTTATGATATCAGTTGTGTGATGCTATGCCTCGTCCTAACATCGACACAAACTTGGTCACACTATGTGACTTGCGCCTTATGCGCAACCCCCCT